CTTTGACTGCATTAGTTACCGCAGCTTCTAATGTTGCAGTCTTATCACGTTCTTTATCAAGTTGTTTGTGCAATCTTGATATAGTTGCTTTAAGCTCTTCGACCTTACGCTCTTCTTCAGCTTCTACTACAAAATCATCTAGCGACATTAGCATCATCCAGTCTGCCAGCTATTAAATCAAATATGTACCTTGATGAATATGACCATCCGCATTTTTGTTTTAGGTATTCACATAGTGTTTTAATTGATACTTCTGGGTTGTTTATTTTGTAATCTATAACTTCTTGAAGTTGCTTTGCACCTTCTGGAGTTTTCCAGATTACTACTGATTGCTTTTCTTTTACAAAATTATCTAAAGAATCTTGTATTTCTTTTTGACCTTCGACCATCGTTTAACCGCCTTTTTCTTGGGTTGCTTCCATTTAGGTTCAGAACTATGAATCCAGTCATACATAGGAACTCCGCAACATTGAGTCGGTTTGTGGTCTTTATGACCAGTTACCATTATCTTTTTGTTATATTTTTCTTCGATAATGTCAACTAAACGTTCTAATGCCTTCTTAGCGTTAGCATTAGGTCTGTCTTGTAATCCACCTAACCATACAACACTTATAAAAGTTCGGTTGATTTGACTTCTGCCACTATGTGCAGAATAAACACCAAATCCCCTTAGTTCTATAATTTCATCAGATACATTAGATATAGCGAAAGAATAACCTATGTCATCCCATCCCCTACTATCCATGTGGTCTTTTTGTATTGATTGCAAGTAATGAAATACATCATCTATGTCGTTCATAGATGGACTTACCGCAGCGCCTGTGTAGTGGACTGTTAGTCCTTTAATATACGATTCATTAATAGGTGTGCGCTTTTTTGGGTCTAAAAGACCAGCACGAACTCTGCTAATGATGTCATACATTACTCATTATGATACCAGATGTAGTGTAAGTTTCTACTTTATATACTAAATATTGTGTTTTACCACTTAACTTTATCTGCCCAATAAGCAGCTGACATTTTACCTTTTTTAATATTCTTAGCATGTCTTGCTTTAAAAGAAGCTTGTCTTGCTTTTTGTGATTTAGAATTTGGATTACTTCCAGCACCTCTTACGCCTTGTTGACCAAATCTAATTAATTTATATTTATTACCTTCTTTAGCCATAACAACATGTGATTTAGTTTTGTGATTAGGTGTCCTTTTAGGTTTATTAACACCTTTAAGGTTATTCTTCTTCATTTGTGCTTTTACGTGGTCTGGTGTTGCCATGTTATAAGCTTAATATAATTTAAGTAAAGTCCAAACATTTATGACATATATCAGAATCTATGTCATCATAAAATGGTTGTAAGCAATTATCACAATCTTTTGTGTATATATCAGTCATTATCCTTGTAACTTGAATAGTAATTGATTAAAGTTGCTTTCAAGCATATCTAGTTCACTATTAAGTTCCATTACCATAGCATCACATGCGTTTTGATGTGATTTTATTTCTTCTATTGAGTTAAATACCCATCCAAAAGCGCCTATAACAAAACTAACTAATAATGTTTTGATAGTTTTCATATCAATTTTCATTTATATTCTCCTACATTAAAACGTTAACAAGTGTTGCGATGGATATTCCAGCGATTATCCATCCATATATCTCCGCTCTAGTAGGTCTTGTATTTATATCTTTTTGTAATTCATCTAGTTTATTAAAAATCTTTTCAATATCAATCATAATTTTATTAGTCATTTCTTTCTGTGTATAATTCTGGTCGGAGTTTGTCATTTATTCTCCTTGCAACAATCGCTACCATGTTCGCAGTTGCATATCTGTACAAAAGAACCATCTTCTTTTTGATTAACCATGCACATTATGGAAGGTCATCCTCTGTCATATAAATGTCATCTTGCCATAAATATGCTTTATTGTAATAATTACGATTATTCCAGTCATACGTACTTAGTCTTTTAATATAAGAACTAAGTTCTTTTAAAAAATAACCTAATAAAAATCCGATTACAAAATCCATGATTGCGATTATATCATGTATTGTTAAAAACTATTAGCTTGGTTTTGGATTGTTAGATTTAACTTCAGCTATATGGTCTTGCCAATTAGTTGTACCATTGACATTATCCCAATACATCATGTCTAGTTGGTCTTGTATAGAACCATAAGCTTCTTGCCTTGCTGCTTTATAACCATTTTCTTGTTGGTCAAATAAGTAATTAGACCTATCAATAATATGTTGTTGATATTCAGCATCATTAAGTTCACGCCTATTACCATCTACTGACTTAAATAAACCCTCGCCACCATTAACTGTTTTTATTGCTTCTACTTCTGTAGTTGTGTTACTTTTAATTTCTTCTAAAGTTGCCATAATTAAATTTATTCTATCACACTATTATTAAATTAGTTTATATAAACCAAAATTACCACTTGTTATATTTCCACCAAATCCTAAATAAACATCTGTATAGCTAGCGGCAATTCTATGAATACCACCACCTTGTACACCATAAATGTGTGTTGCACCTGTATAAGTGTGTACATTGTCAAAAATAACACGTGAATATTTATTACTATCATACCAATCATGTAAGTACATAATGGCATTACCATTTCCTAACGTTGATTGCATATTAATAAATACGTTAGCCCAATAACCTGCACTACCTAATGAGTTTGTGGGATACGTACCACCTGTATATAAATTGTGTGATACGTAATCATATACACCAGAAGTTTCTTCTGCACTTGATGTACCTACTCTCATATTGACATCTGCGTTTTGACTTGCTACGTTCACATTGTTACATACCAACATATAAACTGAATTGTCATCAATACCACCTATGTTCAAACTTGCTTCTGGTGCAGTAACTTGATAACTGTTTACTTGTATTAATCTACCTGCACTCATAAATCTAACCTTATACCATAAACCGATACGCCTACTGTACCAAAATTACCACCACTTCTTATTACTTGAAAACCTGTCATACGCGTTGTGTTTGCATAAGAACCAATACATTTTTGCATAGGTTGAGTAGTTGTACTTGAATAACCAACACCTTGACATAATATATATTTATATCTGTCATCGTTATACGGATTAAAAATGTATGTTGTACTACCACCTTGTACCCAATTACCAAAAGCACTTACAATTTCTGGTTGATTAGTCAATTTACTTTCTGCGAAAGTAGTATGCGTATAGCCATTTACATAAGCCCAATCATAGTTACTATCGCTAACAACACTACCAGCTGCATTTATAAATCTTAAATTACCTGTATTGTTGTAACTACCCTCGTGCGACATAATTACTTTGTAAACATCAAATTCTTCACTAAAAACATTTGTTACATCTACTGAACCTACCGAAGCATCTGTAACTCTTTTTATAAATCTTAAACTACTCATTATTCAATAACACCATACAAATTAATATTGCCACTAAAAGTTGAAGTACCATCGTTCATAAATATTTTGATTTGGTCAACTGTACTAAATGACATCAAAACACCACCACCATAAGTAAATCTTCCTGTTGTACTATCTGATAAGTTATGAGATACACTTGTCATAAAACTGTATATATTTGGGTTGTGTAGTTTATGTAAATAGAGTTCTATACCACTACCTGCGGTTGAAGTATTTGTAGTTGATAAAGCTACTACCATTGTTCCTGTACCTTGACTTGTGTATTGTGAAAAAAGATTATTGTCATCGCCATATTTATGTGCATAAGCGTAATCACTTGTTCTTTCTACGCCACTTTCATAAAACCTTAGAACAAATGCAGTAGCGTGTGTATCATGTTCAGCATCAATAGTTATGTAATGTGTTTCGTACTGTTCGCCTTTTATATTTGTAAACGTTACATCTGTAACTGAACTAACACTTTGTTTTTGAATTAACTCTAACTTGCCACCAAATGATAAATTTGTTTCTAAACCTACAACATCATTTGCGCTAAACACACCACTATTACGTGCTAATTGTGATGGCGCTTCGGGTATATAACCATATTCGTTACTCATTTATTAAATCCCAACTTTGTGTTTCTTCGTTCCAATCATACCCTATATTGCCATCTGCATCTTCGGGTAGTGGTATTGGTGCTTCCCAATCCCATGTATTTGTATTTAAAATCCAACTGTCATAAGGTTGTGGTCTGTAAAATACATCATTAACTTCATCATAAATATATCCTACCCCTGCGTAATTACCTCTAAAAGAAGTTTCATTATTTATATGATTATTTAATATTGTATTAAAAGAAGTTCTTTTACAAGTCATACCTTTTACAAAACTATAATAACTTTCCCAACTGTCGTATCCATTTGGTAATTCAGTTAAATCGTTTTCATCTATACCAACTAATACTTCCTGTACAATATTGTTTTCATCTAAAAATGCGTAATGTGCCATTATGCTGACCAACTTACTGTTCCACCAATGCCTGCGGTAATAACTAAATATTTATCATTACCATCTGTTTGTTCGCCACCTGTTGTAAGTCCTGTTGTTGTTGCGGTAAATTTATTTGGATAACGTAATATTACAACACCACTACCACCTGTACCTGCTGTTGAGTTATTTGGACTACCATCGCCACCATTACCTGTATTAACACTACCCGATGATGGAGTTCCCTTACCTTGACCACCACCATAAGCTCTTGTTACCGATGAACCTGTAATAGATGAAGCTAAACCTAAAGCTCTAGTTCTTACGCTACTGCCTTGAAAATAAATAGAACCTGTACCTAAAGCACCTGCACCGCCACCGCTACCGCCTGTATAACCACCTGCGTTTCCACCACCATTACCACCTGCGTGTCCTTGACCTGTTTCGCCTGTACCACCTGTATTAGTATTGTGCATACCACCTGCACCTGAACCACCATTTTTTGCATCTGTATAATTAACTACACATCCACCGCCACCTTCAGAAGTTATTGATGCGAAAGAACTATCACTTCCTTTAGAACCATTACGTAAATAATTACCACTACCACCAGCACCACCACCACCAATAGTTACTGAATAAGATGTGTTAGGTAATACAAAAAGTGGTGTTTCGGTAGATGAGTTACCACCAGATGTTTCACTAGCATAAGAATTTCGATAACCACCAGCACCGCCACCGCCACCGCCTCGATTATCTGATGAGTTTGATGTAGAACCACCACCTGCACCTGCAATAACTAAATAAGCTACATCAAATCCTTGTGGTTTCCATTTATTCTTTTTAATTAGTTCAGTAACATCATTAACACTAAATACGCCACTATTAGCTGATGTGCTTTGAGTTGGTCTTTTACCAAAAAATCCAAATTTAGCCATAAGCTATCCTTATGTAATTTCTAAATAAGATACAAAAAACTCAATATCGCCTGTTGCTGAAGCTAAAGCTTGTAACTTATCGCCAGTTTCTAAAACAAGTTTAGAAGTACCAGCTAATTCAAGCGAACTGTCTGCTGGAACTGTCATGGTATAAGCTATGTAAGCATTTTTGCTTGCGCCATCAGTTATTTCTACATCAACTGTCGCATCTGCTGCGCCATCTACGTTAGTAGCACGACATGTTAACACTATAACTTGTGTGCTTGCACCAACTGTAGGTATCAAGTCAGACATTGTTAGACCTGCATCTAATGTAACTGATTTAAACGTATTTGCCATTTTACCCTTCCTATCCTAATGCTATTACTAATCCAATATCTGCGAATCCAGCATTATCAACATAATCTTTGACTGCTGCACTCGTAGGAATTGTTGTATCGTTATCGTTAGAACTAATACCTTCTGATTCTATTACTAAAGTTGAAGCTGCTATTTCGGATGTAGTAACTGCTAAATCTAATTTAGATTGTGCTATTGCTGCGCTTGCATCTACTTCTGAATTTGTGATTGCTAAATTTAATTTAGATTGAGATATTGCAGCAGCTGCATCTATTTGTGCATCAACTATGCCAGCAACATCTAATGTGTAAGTATTGTTTACATCATCATAAGTGCCAGTTAAAGCATCTCCAGCAGAAAATAAATCATTAAATCTGTCATCTACTCTTTCATTAGTAAAGTATAAATTAGTTGTACCTTCAGTAATATCATCAGATGTACCAGTTAATTCAGATAAATCATCTTTAGAAGCTACTTGCGAATCTACATAAGCTTTTGTTGCAGCATCTTGTGCAGCAGTTGGGTCTGATACACTAGTTAGTTTATTACTGTTTATATTTAAGTCGCCAGTAGGAACTCCAGCTGAAAAAGCTTGGTCAACTGTAACGCTATGTGGATTACTTGTATTAGAACTATGAGAAGTTAAATCTCCAGAAGTTGCTAAACCAGCTTCACTTGCAGTTTGATTAATCCACTCTGAACTTGTAGAATCATACGCTAAAACTTCATTGTCTGCGACTGATGTAATTGTTACATTAGATAATTCTCCTAATGTATCTAATGTTAATAATTGTGTGTCAACATAATTTTTTGTTGCAGCATCACTTGATGCAGTTGGTTCTCCTAAGTTAGTTAACTTAGCACTACCAGCATCTAAATCTTCTACTAATGTAAGTGTGTGTCCAGTCTTGATGGTTACTGTTAAACCACTAGAACCAGATAGTGTATCTACGCTTAATTCACTCATAAAATCCTTAATCTTCCATTTACTGTAAGTGTACTTCCGCTATCAACTGTTATTGGTGCTACTAGCACATAGTTATATCCAGAATCTAACGTTTTATCTTCTGCTATATTAGTACCATTTTTGATAACACCTTGTTTTTGTACGCCTTCAATTCCAGAATCTATATTATTTAAAGCAGCTTCGCTTAATGGTGTTGCGCCAGCTACCCATGTTTGTTGTGTATAGTATTCTCCAACGTTAGCCAATAGTATCAGTCCTCTCTATCTGTATCGATTCTACCGCAGTTTTTGTACGACTATATAAAACTCTTGCGAATAATGTTCCACTATCAGTTGTTGTAGTTGCACTACTACCAGCGAAAAAACCTATTTCTTCTATAGTTCCAACTGCTTCTTCTGGTGCAACGTAAAGATTTGTTATTGTTACGCCAGTACCACCAGCTATTTGACTTGTTACTGCTTTTCTAAAAGTTTCATTACCTAATGTAGTATCAGCAGTATTTGGTGCAGTATTGTCTGAACCGATTGCTACATATTTAATTTCAGAATCTAATGTGCTATTTCTTAAAGATTCAGCAAGTAAATTTTTACCAGCAGATGTAATAAGATTTTTTAAATTAGTTTCATCAACTAAATTACCATCTTTATCAAAAGCTTTTATTTTTAAAGTTCCTTGCCAATTTAACATACGACTAAACTCCCACTTACAAAAGTTGTTGCACTAGGTAATGGACATGCCAATACTGTTTCAACATCTACTTCAGATATACTAGCAGTTTCTGTGCCACCATCAGCTCTAACAACTAAGACTTCTTCTGTATCTATGTTCTCTGATATTTCAATAAACGCATCAGAAATCTTGTCATCTATATCTCTAATAAATGATTCCAGCGTATATTCTGGTGGAGAAGCAACGCACTTAACATCATAAAATGTAATTCCATTTCTAAACCTTATACGTATATGGTCAATAAGAAATATGCCAGATATATCTTGGTCAATTAATTCAAAATCTAATACTTGACCAGCTCTTAATCTTTCTGGACTATTTTTAGTTGTAGTAAAACTAAGTAGTGTACTTGTTTGTGCAAATCTATCTAAGTAACTAGCAGCTACATCAATAGCAGCTTCTGAACCTTTAATACCAGATTGTGTTGTTGCAGCATCTATATAACCAGTAGTAGAACCACCTTCTAATAATGCTATTCTATCTACTTCTGAATCATCTCTTGCTAATGCAACTAATTGATATTGTCCTTTATAAGTAACTCTTAATGAATCAGAACTTCCGATTGCAGTATCTGTAAACTCTTGTACTAACTCTGTTGAACCTAATGCCATGTACCAGTCCTTGTTAGTATCAGTACCACGAATACCTACATCTTGTGTTACGTATCCAGAACCAGTATTAAGTTCTACTGTAGGTATTTCATTAAATGGATAACCAACGTTAAATGTTTGTCTTGTTCCATCTCCAATAAAAAACTCTTCTTGTGTATCAGTTACGTTTTTAACATTTGTAATAAATTGACTGTTACGATATTTAAAGTTAGCTTTGTCAAAAAATGGCATAGGATTTGTTAAGACATCTCCATCACGAACTGTAAATGGTGCATCATTAGAAGTACGCTCATAAAAATGTAATGCTTTATTTTCATCAACGTACCATACTGCGTTTGTATATTCAGATAAAGTTCTTAATGCTCTATCTCCATTTACATAGTTAAATACCATCTGGTCAACAACTGCTAAATCATCTATAGTTCCAGCAGTAACACCTTCTGCGCTAAATACATTACTAATTAAATCTCTTACAATATCTCCAGCAGTTGAGTTTGTATATCCACGTGCAACAATTCTTTTATC